CCGACTTGTTGAGTGACTGATTCCGCCGTGGTCTGGATTGAGCCTGCTGACGCTGGCCATGTGAGTGCGTTGTTTTGCCACATGGTTACGCCTCAGGGTTAACAGGCCAAGGGTGATCAAGCTGGATTTTCTCTCGGGCTGCAATGGCTTGGCGTTCCAGTTCAATGGCTTCCGCTTCTTTTCCCTGCAGGCGTTTGATGTTAGCTTCTGAGGCCAACTGGTCAACCATTGCGAAATACAAACTACGGCGCAGGTTATCGACTTGGTTGAATTCGTCGATGTATTTTGCGCTGATGTCCGTTACCCACTCGCCATCCATCCAGCGATCAAAAGCGGTTTTTCGCTCTTTGTCTGTCCAACCCTCTGGAATTAACTCTTGTTCGTCAATTTCTTTGGTTGAACCGTCTTCGCAGTTCCAGATTGGGCGCATAATGCCAGAGAAAATGACTAACTCACCATCCCGCACAAACGCTTTGCGGCCTGCAATCTTGGCGGCTAAAGCTTCGTTATACTGTTGCTCGGTGATTTCGATTGCACCTTCTACATGCTCTAGCATTAACGCATCTTCAAAGGCGAAAAACTTCGGTAGTAAAGTTTCTGGATTGTCCATTAGTAAATCCTCTTGTATAAGACTTCACCAAAACTGCGGGGTTTTAAACCACCAGTAATCTGAGATTCGGAAGCTGCACTAGTTATGATGAATCCAGAGATACTTGGGCCAGTTTGCAAGCTAACCCCATGACTTATACTGTCTATTCTGTACCTTGCTGGTTGAGGTATGTTTTGTGCAATTATTCCTTCCGTTGTGGCTGGCACTGCATATACCCCCATTGTGTTCTTAAGATAAATAGTCTGCCCATTGAT